GCGCTGTAACCCACCACCTGCTGTTGTTTATCACGCAAAGGTATCAAAATGCGATTTTTCATTTTCCATCGGCCTTGGCTGTTAGACCAAAAATAATCGCTGTTGGCCATGATACTGCTGCCACGACTGTTGAGATATTGCCATGCCTTTTGAAAATCAGGATCTTGATGATTGTCAGCAGCTAGATCTTTCATGTTCCAACAGGGATCTGGCCAGCGGTCAGGCTGAAAGATTTCAGGATCTTTCATTACAGCAGTGGTGGCTACAACTGCGTTGCCCTGAAGGCTTTGTTGCAGCTCTTGCATTTTCAAGCTGTCCACAATGTCTTCGGGCACAGACATCCAGGACAACAAAGCACGAAAACTGTCTGTTAAGCCATCACCTGTATAGCGGCAGCGAAAACCACAGTTGTAACAGCTATAGCTTACATGACCTTGTGGGTCTATCAACCAGTTTCCTCGTCCTCGTGTGTCGGGACGATGTCCTCGATGATGACAACATACAGCATTGGCACTTTTCCAGCCTTTGCTAGCGGTTCTAGCTCGTGCAGGAATCCACTGACTAACTACATCTGCTACAGAAACCATTACATGGTTTAGCTTTTGTAAAGTATTTTGTCAAACGTGCCTGTGTTGCCCATGCTGCTTTGATAGACAAATCGCACCCAATAGAGATTTTCAGTTACACTTCCCTGCCAAATCACAGGCTGACTGTCATTAGTCCATTCCTTGTAATCTGTGTCAGCCGTAAGGGGTATCAAAAACCATTCAGTATCTGTGGGGACATTTTCAGTTAAACTGCCTTGCAACCACAGTTTGCCCAGCCAGTTTGTAGTATAAACTACCCAGGTATGGGTGCCGGATGTTTCTCCAGTTTGTGCGTTTCCGGGTAAACTGCTGCTAACATACAATATGTCTGTCCACCAGTTAAGTGGTGTTGGAGTAAACTCAGTTATTGCCGTAGCTGGTATAAGCTCACGTTGTGTGCCAGCTAATAGCTCCACCGCTACATCAATATCTTGATATTGATCGCTATACAGAAAACGTTGCACATTGCTGTCATCAGTGCTGGTAAGCTGAATGTTGTAAAAGCCCAGGGGTAAAAACTGAATGTCTGTTTCGGTAATATCTATTAATGCTTGTCCCAGACTGGCATTGGTTACCGTGACAGCCTTTACCAGCACTGTCTGCTGAGTTTCAGCGTTTATCATTTGTGCAGTAAGGGTCAAACCTGTAATATCAACAGGTCGGCGATCCACATTACGCACCAACATTTGCAGGGTGTTTGTTACGCCCTTGTATATTTTTTGTTTATATTGAATCATGGGCCATGTCTGCAGCAAAGTTCCAGGTGCATCATACATCCAATATAACTGTTGTTGATAAGAATATAAAGTAATAGTGGACATATGAGGGATAAATCAGTGATCGATCTAATAAGTATTTAGCTAAACAGCTTCAAGGAAACTGCCATGACGCCACAAGAACTCCATGATTTACAACAACGATATCCTTTTCTCAGCGTGGTAGAATATCTCAATCAGGAATACCTGGGAATTATTCAGCAGGCTGATCAGCAGTTCACAAGTATCTATACTTGGGATGGTAACTGGACTGATGACAGAAAGAAAAAGTTTTTGGTTTGTGGGGAAACATGGTGGTGGGAAAGCAACAGAACTATTCCCATTAATCTATTCATAGGACAAGAGTTTCAGGAATTCCGTGCTGTTTTAAAAACTTTTGCCAGCAAGGAAAGCCGAGTGGTGCAGGGTCCCGTCGTAAATCTGCGTGATATGTTAAACAAGAGAGTGAAAAGGCGCACCATTACTCTGGTGCGCGATGTTTAATCACCCAGTGTGCTAACTTTGACTTTCACCCGCATGGTTTTGCCATCTGCACTGACTTCTGGTGTGGTTTTCATACGCTGCTCACGTAGATGCTTAGATTCTTCTTGGCGACTCCATTTTTGCCACCGCTGCATGGTTTTCCATGACAACCATCGGGCCACTTGCTCGTTGTTTACTGCGACAATGGCATAGAAATCCTCTTGGTTGTCATTTGGACGCAGTCTCACACTGAATTCACCCTGTGCATGCTCCAGCCCCAGCAAAAGATCTCGTAAATCACGAGGCTGACAATGTGGATTACGCCACATCCACACATCACCATGTAGACGTTGTCGTAGCTTGTCGGGCAGTTCATTATCGGGATAATACCCTAAATCCCATGTTTTGTCTTCATGCAAAACTTGTGCATGACATCCATCAAGATGATTAGCGATTTCCAACTGCATTTCTGTGATCCTGTTGATATTTTTATATTACAACGTGCGAGATATTTCGTCAACGATAGTTTCAGCGTGAACTTTCACTAACATGGCATATCCAAAACTGTGAGATTTTCGGAAATGGTAGCCTTGTTCACTGGGTTGCCAGATTTCAGGTTCTGCATGTGATAAGCCCAGTTGCAAACAACGTTTGATAAGATATTGCTTGCCAGGTCTAATCAAAGCCAGGATTATTGCAATGTCTTCAAGGCTTTGGGGAGCCAGTTGCGCCACCAGGTCAGCATGACGATGCAAGTGAATCAGCTGAGACACAAATTCAGGATGGGTCATAAGCTGCCAGGAAAACTCTCGGTCACATAGTTCCTGTAAATGTTGTGGACTCTTGATTTTTTCGTAAACTGAAACATTGAGAATGTCTAGCTTGAACCAACCCTGTTCCTGAGCTTGTTTATAGGGCAAACTGCAATAGCCAGTTAATGGGTCACTGGGAACATTATGAAAATAAACACCAGTGTTGTGTTTTTCCAACTTGTCATTCCTTAGCAAACTTGCTGGTATATGTTTAATACCTGCAAGTGCTTGGTCTCGAGACGCAACATCTATGTCAATATCAAAGGGGATCATGTTCTTTGCCGCAATGCCCCTGCAAGCCCGTTGAGTTTGCTTAAGATATTCCTGTGTTCCTGTTGCAACTGGCTAACCTGTGTTCGTAAATCGCTGTTCTGACGTAGCAGTTCTTGAATAATCTGCTCCCCTGGCACTCGCTGAGTCAGGCCTTGGTTGTCCGATACCACCACCCAAGAGCCATCAATTTTCCAAGTGTTGTCTTTTTTATTTGCAGGGACAACTGGCGTGTTTGCAACGCCATATTGGCTGGCAACATTGGCAGTTTCCCTGATGCTGGCGGGTTTTGGAGGTTTGTATGCTGTTACCTGGGGTTCTATTAAAAACTTTTTCATTACATTCCTGCCTGTGCTAACATTTCTCGGGCAAATTCTGCATCCTGCGGATTGTTTTTGAACTTGATTTTCCAAACATGTGCAGGCGCCCAGTTTTGCACCATGCTGACTTGCTCGGGAGTGCATCTTTCCAAAAACTGCATGCTGCTATCTGCATTATACACCATCCAGGGGCTTATGCGTCCGTGACAAATGATTTGTGTGCCCAAGTTGGTATTTACCAAACGGAAAAAATCATGCCAAGATTGATCGTTTTCCTGTGCCCATTTTGCCAGATACTCCACACTGCGAGCAAGTGCTTGATCACAGGTTTCTGTATTAACCAAATCACGGATATAAACCACCAGCAAACTTTCCTGACACCAGCGATCTATGGGGATATTGCTGCGTATGACAAAGTCAATAAAACTTCTGGGAGCAACTACATTGTTCTCCAACACATAAGCTGAAAATCTGTTAAAGGCCTGATAAAATGCACTGGATATGAAATCTTCCTGGGTGACTTTTTTCATGTTACGCATGCCACTTAGTTCATGAAATCTTTTCCAGCTGTGAAACGCCAGTCTACCCTGTGCAGAATCTCTGTTCAACCAGCGACGTTTCTTTTCACAACTGTGATTGTACCAAGTTCTTTCTTTGGCAAAAAACCTTTTACAAAATTCGCAAATAAACGTCATGGTTCACTGTGCAGTTTTACAAGTTCCTGTATGGTTTTCTCTGTATATCCACTGGCCACAGCCAAATCAATAATCTGTTGCCGAGTAATGGTACACAACATCAAGCGGACTTCCTGACTGTTTAGATGTGGATAGTAGTTTTCCACTAGTTCAGCCACAGGGTTTCCTCGCTGTTTCTTGGCGCGAGCAACTGGAACCCAGGGATGGTATTGCCGAGCTCCTGAACCTGCACAACAAAGCAACATGTGCTGTAGTTCGGGATGCTCTCGCAAATCACCAAAACCAATGTTTACTAAATCATTTACAGCCAAAATTGCATACTGTTGCAATGCACTGTTATTGGGCAAGCTGCTGAGATATCGCATGATCACAAAGTGACTGTAAGCTTTGCGTTCCTGTTCAGTAAGCCCTTGGTAGTAATCGAGCTTTTGAGTATCAATGGCACTTAAAACTTGCTTGATATCCAGTGCGTAATCTTTGGCCATGTTAACTTTCCTGATAAAACAAACCACTATCTGTGGCTGATACTGGCAGATTGCGAAAAATCAACACTTCCATGGCTTTTTTGGCTTGAAATCCAGTTTGTGTTTTTTTACGACGCCCTGCTGTATATGTCACTGGGATTTTTATTACATGTGCTTGCACGTTGTCAAAGAACCCGTCACCGCTATCACGATTACACAACCAAAAGTTATCATGCTGTTCCAGAGTTTTTATTAGCTTTTCCAGTTCAAGATCAGGAAAGGGTTGATTGTAATCTGCAAAGCTATCGCGATAGGGAGGATCACAAAAAACAAAGTCACAAACAGGGACTTGGCTCCAATCACCTGATGTAATATGAACTTGCCGTTGTTTTAATACATCGTGCCATGCTTGCAAGTTATCCTGATCATATACCTGAGTTTCTGTAAGCAAACCACAAGGCGTGCCATATCGATTGTTGGTATTTTTGTTGATTTGCCAAATGCCGTTAAAGCCTGTGCGCATGAGAAAGTACAGCACAGCCGCTTGCTGAGTTTTTGACCATTTTTCCCAGCCCCAGGCATGTTCTTCACGAACTTTATAATAGTATGCACGGCGCTGATCGTAGTTGCCTTGTAGATATTCCTGACTATGCTGTTGTAAACAATCGCAAAAATCTTGAAAATCGCTGGCAACACTCTGATAGATGTTGATTATGTCACTGTTGATATCGTTAATCCAGACTTCTTGCGGATTATATTTTTCAATCACATGGGCAAACATAGCCCCACCACCAAAAAATGGTTCACTATAGCTTTGTATGGGACCTGTTGGCATGTAAGGCTGATAGTATTTCAGCATCTTGCTTTTGCCACCAGCCCATTTAAACAATGGTTTAATCAAAGGGTGATCGCCTGTTTCATGATGTTATAAAGCTCAAAGTCTGTGAACCCCTGTTCCTGCCCGTAAAAACTTGTGCCTGTGGCGTGAAGCACATTCCACATAATAGGCTTTCCTTCTGTTGCCAAGGCAAAGCTCAGCCCCTTATACATGCTGTTATGCTCCAGAACCCCGGGTCCACTGCAAAATGTAACATATCTTGCTTGAGGTGCCAACACATGAGCTATCCAGCGATTCATATACCACCGCTCATGTGCATTACCCACTGCGCCTTGCTTTTTGCCTTCAAAAATAGCAGTGATTTGGTTTTCACTGTTATACCAAATGCCGCCATCAGGCTGGCAGCTGGCAAGCCCTCCGGGAATGTCCCGGGACAAAAACTTATTCACGCGTCTGTAACCCTGTGGAGTCAGTTCCTGGGCTAAAATCTTGCTAATATGCCGCAGACCTCGATCTAAAGCATAACTTTGGGGATCATATGCAGTTGTACCCTTCTTGATACCTCCTTGAAACCCCTGGGTTCTTTGACTCATTTAAAATCCTTGTTTCACATTTCACTTACTTACAATATATAATAACATATTAATGTCAACATATAAAGCATGGGCCGCCCTTTAAATCCACGTTATTTAGGAATGCCCCGTGGTCTACCTGTGCTTATGCCCCTGGTGCGACTACATGACCAAATTGAACCTGCGTGGATAATCAATCAGATTAACAAACACAGTTACATTTGTAGACAAACAAAATCAGGGTCGTTGGGAGTTTGCAAGCTTGCTGACAACTTAGAACATAATGGCAACATGCTCTTGAGATTTCGAGCACCTGATGATCAAATATTTTATTGCAGCAGGATAACAAACTTGTTTGCCTGGGATTTTTCGGGACAAAAATTTCCCTGGAAGTTTCAGGAAAATCAAAATAATCCCCAACAAACACATGCTTGTCTTATAGACAGCACCTTTCCTGATAAATAATCCAAACAACTATTATGCGGTCCAACCGCGTAGCCTTGAAAGGCAAAGGAGAAAACAATGGGACGCCCGATTAACAAGAAGTTTATAGGTAACACTGGAGCAACCGGTCAACAAATCGCAGCTACAGCTTGGATTCCCGGACAGGGGGCACCTTATACCGATGCATATATTACCAAACAGACTGGGACTGGACGATATATTATGCGTGCCAATGCAGGTGTAGCAAGTGGCCAAGTCAGTCTAGTGAATGGTGCATTAACTGCTCCTGGACAGGCCAATATCACAGTTACTCCATATGGAGGCGGTGCAGTAGAATATGCTGCTGTTATTTTTGATAACACTGTTAGAACATTTACAAATAACACAACATATGATTGGAAGTTTGAAGGAATTACCCTAACAGCACCTGGCCAAGCAACTATCCAAAGTGACTAAAGCTTTACTTGTTTTTACTTGTTAAAACAAGTACAGACTCGGCAATGCCCTGATAGCAATATCAGGGCATTGTTTTTAGAACAGATGTTTAATATCCAGAACTTCGGGAATTTTTGCCAGATCTTTTACAAAAAAGGCACAGGAAGGATTATCCCCATCGTGCAAGGGCACAGCCAAAATATTAGCAGTTTTCAGCTTGGGACAAAACCATTTGATGTCGGGCCAAACATTTACCACCTGCACGGTGTGAAATTTAGGTATATAACCTGTTAGAGGATTAAAGCAAAAGGCCTGGAAGTCTTTGTCCATCAAATACAATAAACTTACAACTTCCAAATCACCAATTTCAGGATCTCCAATAACCAAATGCCAATCCAGGGGCATTTGGCATTGATGAGGTCCAATTTGCAAATCCACACTGGGACTTACAAAGCTTTCCAGGAAAACCAAGGGATACCAATAGTAATCAATATTTTTGTTGTCGCTGTAGTCTAAAACACAATAGTTGAGATCTACCCCTTGATCGGGTAAATGATTGACGTTCAAACTTTGATTGTTGCTGGTAAGTATTTTCACGTCATATTTACTAGTGACGTCAGTAACTTTCCTTGACAAGTGTATGAGGATACTGAACTTTTTTGTAATGTTGCTGACGTTTCAGCATGTGTCGATGAGAAAACTTCATTTTGCTGCAAATGTCATATACATCCACATGACTTTTATCATCAGCCTTTCTGAGACCGCGTCCAATGCTCTGAATTACCCTGACAAAACTTTTGCCAGGCTCAATAAGCACTAGGTTGAAAATACGATTGATGCTAATACCCACAGCAGTTGTGCCATATGTGGCGATCATGACTGCATTGTCACTGAGATTGATTTCCTTGTAATGATCACGCCTATCTGAACTCTTCATTTCGCCACTGATAAATGTGCTGTCGGGTATGAGATCATGTAACGCAGTGCCTGTGGCAATGCGATCCACTAAAACCAAGGTATTTCCCGTTTTGCTGATTGTTTTTACAAACTGGGATATCCAAGCCAGTCTGTCTTTATTGGTTAAAAGAAACTTCAATTCGCTTTGGTAATCCTGATAAACTTGAGTTTCCTGAGTTTGATGCACATGAACTTGGCACTGTGCCAAATGCCCGGCATCTTGCAGGTCTCTTGCTTGTAGCTGCCCAATTAAAGGTCCAATAGCAGTAAACAAGCTCATTTGATTGTATTCTGCTTCGGGCACGGTGCCTGTCAAACCCCAGCGGATGGGAATATTGCTGAAAGTGGAGGTCAGCAGACGATGTAACACTCCTAAATCCTTTACCCCGTGGCAATTGGACACTACTGCTCCCTCGACGATATAATTATGATCTTCTTGAACATGCAGATTATACACGGTTTGAGGTTTAAGAATTTCAGTTCTCTTTACTAGCTTCATATAAGGTTCTCAACTTTCTTGCGGTTATATCATCGAACTTAGATAAATCTGGATTTAATACATTGTTTACCAGCCAATACTGATCCGCCAATAATACAGTGTATCCTTTGTGTTGTGCCCAGTCTACTAGACTTTTCCATTTAGCCTGGAATAATGTATCTTTAACCATTTCTCTTGGTTTAACTTCAACCACTAGCTTGTTTTGATGATCAACAAAGTCAACAATATAAACTTTTTCTTGGTTGTTATGCGTATAAGAGATTCTGAGCTCTTCGTATTTGGCTTGTGGATTATAAGAGTGATAGAGAGCCTCCCAACTTGACCGATACTTTACCCCGTTGAAGGTGACATCATAGTGAGTTTGTCTATTGTTTGAATTGGGGGTAAACTTACCATCTTGTATCAAGGTTTTAATAAACAGCGAATGTTTGAGTTTAGTCTCATCTGAATGTTTTTTGCCATACATGGGATTTCCTTTGCCTCGACGCTGTTTTGACATAGCAAGACATTGTTCGGAAGTAAGAGGACGTCGCCTATAATCAATATTGTTCTTTTTGCCTTTGATCCACGGTTGCCCAGTGTTTAGATTATTTCTTATATGATCCTTATGGATTTCTTGGCATCTCTGTCCACGCTTTATTGACAGAATCTTCATAATATCAGACTCACTTATGGTGTCAGTCATCCATTGGTCGAATAGCTCGTACCAGATAGATGTTTTTGAATATATCAAGCGTCTACGGAACTTCTGCAGTTCTACACCAGTAAACGTTCTACCGTTGGTAACGGACCAGTTCTTCCTTGTGCAGACATCTATACGCAGGGTCTGATTGTAATCATCCAACTTATCATTTATTCTCTCTTTAATTTCAGAATAGGGTTTCACGAGTGCCTCCTCTTTGACTTCGTGTATTTATGCTATCGACGTCAAGAGAGATTTATTATTTCATGATCCTCAGTTAATTCATCCGCCCTACACCAACCTTTGTTGGTCATAAACTTGTGATTACCTGTCACTTTTATAATAGATCCATTATCGAACTCTAGCTCGTACATCTTCTCTGTATAAGAGTTCGTAAGATTAACATGCTGTTTAACAACCACATCTTGCTTAAATTCTTTGGTAGATTCAGAATAGTTGATCACCTTATCGCCTGGTTTAAGGTTTTTAATAGGAACGTATCCTTCAGGAGTTAGGACTTTGCTATCTCCATCGAAGCACTCATCAACAATAACAGCCACTTGCTGGTCCAGGAACACAGCCAGCTGATCATCATCAAGAGCGTCTTTGTTTTTCTTGTCTAAAACGTTGAGACTTTGCCAGGTGCAAATTGTATGTTGCCTATCAAACTCCTTGCGATCGCCAAATATCACACCAACATCCAAGCCAACATTTTGATAGTCTTCAAGTGTTTGTTCCACAAGATTTTTGTTGGGAACAATCACAATAGTCCTGCCAATATGTTCCACACGCCTGCTCAAGGTGGCTGTGACGATGGTTTTGCCCGAGCTAGTGGGTGCAATGATCAGTCCCTGTGGATTGGCCAAACACTCATTAACCAACTGCACTTGATAATCACGTAACACAATGGGCTCACCTTGAGCTCGATGCCCGGTTGGCCACATGCGATCACTTAGATAAGTGTCATCAATTGCAGTTAGGTCCAGATCATGCTTGTGACGATCATCCACAATCTCAACATCATACCCTGCATCAACCAAAATAGGCAGCAGTTTGTCCAGGGCATTGAGATAGGTTTTGCCACCCAACGTGCAAAAACTTGCACAACCGTCCCATCGTCCTAATTTGAAGGCAGGACTGTATCTGGCGTGTGGCAGAAAATACTTCACTGCATTTGCCAAACGACGACGATGTGTCAACTCCACATCCTGAATGTGGACGTTGACTTCGTCCATGATATTAATGACTACAGTGTTCATGTTTTTCTCATGCAGTTTTTCTCGGCAAACTTCTGCCAACGCCCGGGCATGGCCGCACGCAAGTCGGCAATTTTGGTTACTGTGCGCAGGCTAAGCTCATGCAACCTATGTACGTTGTCTTTTACAAAATCCAAAATTTCCTTTTGCTCCTCTTGACTAAAGGCATAGCTGCCCAAGAGGTTGTGCTTGTCGACTACATTGGTGATATGCAAAAGTTTTTCACGAGTGGTATTGATACCCAAATCCATGTAATGGCAACGGCTCATGATTGCAGCAAGATGATTTTGAATCCTGGGGCTGCGAACTTGATCAAACTTGATGTTTGTAATAAACACGATACCACCCCGGTATTCAAAACTGTTGGGAATGTCCTGTTTGACAAGATTTCTGTTTTGGCTGCCCCAGTGAATCATGCGGGTTTTGCGACTATCAAGAGCAGCTTTGAGAACATTTAGACTGTCGTCATCATATAGCACACTGTCACAGTCGTCAAACACCAAAACTTGGCCTTCGCCGCGATATTCCCAGAGTTTTTCATACAAACAAATACCCGACATGTCACCGTGAATGCATTCAAACAAACTGCGATTTTGCATGGCCTGCTTGATTGCCAGTGCACGATGCAGACGGGTTTCCACAGTGTGGCTTTTGCCAATACCGCTGGGACCACTGACTACCAGTCCTTTGACAATGTTACTGGCAACAGCATCAGTCATTTCGCCTAGAATTTCAAAAGTTTCATCAATGTCTTGCTGAATCTCTTGATCCGTTAGTTGCAGAATACTGGGCTGGGTGTCTGTTGCAACAACTGCCGGAGCAACCACAGGCTGATAGTCATCAGCCTGGTCAATGTAAAGACGATTTTTTCCACGACGAAGGCCATCACTGCCGTTGCCCCAGACAACTATGAACTTGCCGTTGTGATCGCGTTTGATGCCACCTTGTGTTTCCACTGTGACATTTTGCACACAACTGCCGTTGCCCAGTCTACCTTGTTTTACAAGCACGTAGCTTTTCATTGTCAACCTTGTTTGCAATTTGACCTTCATGATAACATGTATCCAGTGGCTGTCAAACAAAAATTAAAGTTTGACGTCTTCGATGCCAATGCTACGTAGCTTGACAATATTGTTGATTTGCCAGCTTTTGGCTTCAAATCCCTTCATGAGGCCTAGATATTTGTTTCTTATCAAAGCCACTTCACAAATCAAAACATTCATATCAACAAGACTGGATTCACCATCTAGATATTTTTCAATACTGCGATCACTTAAATCACGATTATAGCGTTCGAGATATTTTCTATACAAGTCACTGCGCATTTTATCATATCGTATGTTGATATACTTTAAAATGCTTTCCAAGTCTTGTAATTGTGTAAATCTGTGAGTTATGTGGCCACTTAAATCTTGAGCTGCTTTTTCCAAACTTCCCGCTATGCGAGTTTCTTTTTGTGCCTGTTCAAACTCCTGGCTGTAATATTCCACAGCCAGGGCTACTGAAGCTAAATCTGCAACTACTTGTGTGTAGTACACAGACTTTTACTCCTCCCACTCTTCTTCTGATTCTTCTTGATCCAACTCCAGAACAGTGGCAATGGCCTCATCTAGAGTTTGGTCTTCGCCTAGAATATCTTCAAACCAAGCTTCATCTGCTCCGGCATCTACGAATGCTGTAACAAGATCTTCCACAGCCTGGGCTTTTTTATTAGCTGGAACAAACTCCTGAAGCATGTCCCAAATTTCCAAAACTACACTAGCCTGCATGTTATTTTGCTCCTATTAGCTTGCATAATATTGCTTTAGTTATGGCTGTGTCAACAGCTGAAAACTGTTGACACAGCTAAACAGTTTATTGTTGCTCGACTTCCGCTGGTGCCAGAGATTTAGCTGGATCAACTTTCTGATAGAACTCATCCATGACTCGATCCAAACAACCGTCTTCATTGCGATTCCAGGCTTTTTCAAACTTCTTGATTTGTGTCCCGTCAACACATGTATAGTTCCATTTGTTGCCTTCCTTGACAAGAAGTCCCTTTTGCACAAATAGATCACAAAGACCACTGTAGGGATCCATGCCACGATCATAGGGAATCTTGATTTCCACTTGCTCAAAAGGCTTGTTGTATCGCGTTTTCATTATTTTGCATTGTGCGCGAATGCCTTTTACATCAGTAGTTTTGTTACCATCCTCGTCTTCCTTGAGCTTGAGCTTGCGCATGGCCAGCACAATTGAACTGGCATAGATGGGTCCTTGACCACCAGAGATCACATCATCCGGATTGAACATGTCTTGACTGGCATAACTATGGTTGGTGCAAACCA